TTGGAACTACTTTCTGGTTTGTTGGGTGGCTTTGTTTGCGAAGAAGGCTTTATTTCAATTAAATTTTTCTTAATATTACCGTGTAAATCTCGATATTTTACGTAAAAATCTACAAAGTATCTGTGCCATTTCTTGTCAATAGGAGAATAATATGGTATGACAACTTCCTCCGATGACCATTCTAGTATCGATGGGTTATTGTCGCAATAAACCATGAATCTTCGCTCCAATAAACTTCGGTAAACTATGTTGGTCGGGTCTCCAGCATATTTCTGATAGTTTTTAGGTTTAAATTTTCCTTTGTACGCCATAGTATTATAAATAAGTTAAAAGGAGAAATATATGTCAACGATAACTACTTTTGCATTAGTGGCCGACAATCAAACCACATCATATCCAGATGACAATGGATATAGAGTAGCAGAGCCCAGGCGCACGAATGCCATAGGAAGATATGCTACGGCCGGCCTTGCCGGTAAAAACATTCAATATCCATATCCTGGTAGCCAAACTAATTCATTTAATGTTCCATTGATTAAATTTGTATTTCTAGATGGTTATGCTGAAAGAATATCCGACACACCAATAGTATTTATAAGAATGCCTAATCAATTTAACATATCAGATTTTTCAGAATACAGTAGAACAGAAGCAATATTTGGATCCAGTACAGACTTTGGTATGCTTTCAGATATGGTGTTTAACGAAAATAAAACCAAATCTGGATTTGATGCCGCAAACTTTGGATTAACTGCCGCAGAAGCCATGAAATACGCAACACAAAAAGGCTTAACTAATGTGCAAGGATTTATTCAATCTGCTGGACTGAACAACATTGGTCAAGCCGAATTTAGTGCTAGATCAGCGGTGAATCCATTTACACAATTGCTTTACAAAGGTCCTCAGTATAGAAAATATCAAATTCCTGTTTCGATAAAACCCAAAAACAAAGAAGACGCCCGCGCGGCACTTGACATAATTTCTGTGTTTAGAATAGCATCGTCTCCATCTGTTCCTAGCACAACAGGAATTTCAGTAGGGGAAAAAACAATCGGATCCGGAACATCATTTCTATTTGGATATCCGCACTTGACACAATTTGATATTCAATTTAAAGTTGATGGAAATATCAAAAAAATATTTAGAAGTAAGCCGTGTGTAATAGATTCTGTTGCTGTAGATTATGGTGGACAGAAAATGACATTTTTCGAAGATGGTGTTCCCACAGAAATGAATTTAACTATTCAATTGACTGAAATTGTTCCAAGAACTCTTGGTGATTCCCTCACAGACGCTAAAATAGGGGACACTTCAACAAAAGTGGAAACAGATCCAACCAGATCGTCAGACCTTAATTACAGAACCATAAGATAAAATGTATCAATATTATCCAAAGATATTATATTCAGTAAATGAATTTGATAAAATCAAAGCCGTTGATATTACCAAATCTGCAAAAGTAAAAAATCTTATATTATCATCTTCGGACTCAAATTATTTACGAAGATATGTTGTTCAGAATGGAGAAAGGCCTGATATTGTGTCTTTTAAATTATATGATTCTCCAAAGTATGAATACTTATTACTTCTTGTCAATAATATCGTAAGCATATACGATGATTGGCCAAAAGATTATGAAACATTTAACAAATACATAGAAGAAAAATACGGATCAATATCATATGCAATGTCAAACTATGCATATCACTACACCTCAGAAGGTGTAATTGTAAGTGAGGAATATTGGCAATCTCTTTCTGGATCGTCAAAATATAGAGAAACTTTTTTTGAATATGAAACTAGACTTAATATAAAAAAAGCTAGAATAAAAGTTTTAGATTTTCCATACATTATTCAGTTTGAAACTGGACTTCGAGAATTATTATAATTAACTATGGCAACAGAATTACCAAATTTTTCTAATAGTACAACTTCTGCGGTAGTTGGTGCAACTGAAGAAGCTACGCCTAGACATTTTGTAGACTCATATACACTACACGAATTAACTATAGTTATTAAAAATGGCACTAGGGTATCTCTCACTGATGTTTTTGTTGTTATGGAAGTTTATGAAGATATTTTTAGTCCATCAATTTCAGGATTTATTCGCATAAGAGATTATGTTGGTGGATTAGAAAAATTCATATTCACCGGTGGAGAAGTTATAACCATTAGAGCACTAAAACCAAATACGTCTGAGATAATTGTTTCTAGAGATGATTTAGTTGTCTATGAAATATCTAAAGTTGCCGTCGAAGATCAAAATACTATGACATATGATTTACGATTTACTTCTAAATCTGCTATAGAATCTCAGAAAAAAAGATTATACAAAAGTTTTGGTGGCAATAGATCAATAACAGACATAGTTAAAAAACTATATTCGTCTATGGAAATTAATCCTTATCTTAATATACCGAATATAGGAACAGGATTACAAAACACGTTTGTAAGTCCAGGATATAATCCAATAGAAGCCATTACACATTTAGCAAAAAGAGCAAGTGTTGATGGAGACTATTATGTATTTTTTGAGAGATTTAATACAAACAAGTCAACCGACTATAGACATCTTTTTATGGGGCTGTCTGAAATAAAAAAATGGTGGACAACATCAGGCGCCAATATACCAAAAATATTGTATGTTCCAGGCGTTGTTTATGTAACAGAAGAAGGTGCCGAAACAAATGTTGTTGCAACAGCATTTCAAATACAAGAAAATTACAAACACTTGGATTACATGAACGGTGGATTTTATAATTCTAGAGTCAGAGAAATAAATTTAGCAACACGAAAATATGGTGACATTAAAATTTCGTATAAAGACAGAGCATTAAATTCGGACTTTTATCAAAACAAATTTATTGAGAGCGGCAACATATTTTTTTCGTATGATAATGTTTCTCAAGTTCAGGGTGAAAGATTAGTTGTTAGTCCGACAAATGATTCTATTGTAAATAAAAAACAATGGATTGCAAATGATACATATGGTGCAATATTAAATAGCAGCATAAGAATTCTTATTGATATTCCAGGAGGAAGCAACAAGATTAGGTGTGGATACGCAGTAGAATTAGATATACCTAGTTTGGTTGCCAAATCACTAGCATTAGAAAATTCTGAGGTGCAAAACGACCAAATGCATTCCGGTAAATATTTGGTTACTGCATGTAGACACATCATTGATAAACAACGATATAGAAAAAAAATAGAATTGAGCAGAGGGTCACTACAAAATGATATCGATAAACTTTTAGGATAAAAACTTTAGAGAGTTAATAAATGTTAAAAACATTTTCAGAGTTTTTCAACGAATATGAATATAATCTTCATGAAAAACTTATCATTTACAACAACGACAAACGATACGGTCAAATCGTTTTCTTAGCTGGTGGCGCAGGTTCAGGAAAAGGATTTGCAATCAAAAACTTCATGCACGATGAACTGTTTAAAATTCGTGACGTTGATGAACTGAAAACATCATTTCAAAAATTAGATAATTTGAAAAAATTTACCACTGATGATTTATTGGAAAAGTATGGTAAAAATTTATCGCCAGAAGTTTTTGCATTGGTAAGAAAAATTTTAGTCGATGATAAAGTTTCTCTTAAAGATTTGGATTTAAGAACTCCAGAACATGTGTTCATTTTGCATATGCTAGTAAAGGCGACCGGAGCAAAAGAAAAAACTCTCGATTTAATTCTAAGTGGCGCAAAAGAAAAAACATTGCCAAATATAATTTTTGATATGACGCTAAAAGACATGAGCGAATTAAACTCATATCTACCAAAGTTGATAGAAGTTGGTTATGATCCAAAAAATATTCATTTGACTTGGGTTCTAACAAATTACGAAATCGCAATTAAAAACAATGCAGATCGAGAAAGAGTTGTTCCTGCCGACATTCTTTTGCAAACTCACGAAGGCGCAGCAAGAACAGTTCTCGATTTAGTTAAAAAAGGTTTGCCAAACGAAGTTGATGGTTCGCTTTATGTTATATTAAACAACAGAGAGAATACTACATACTTTACAGACAGCAGTGGAAAAGAAATTAAAAACTCTAGATTTGGAAAACCAACAGTTAAAAATTTCCTATATCTAACTCTTAAGAAATCTGGAAAACCTATTGTAAATGATCTTGCAGTTAAACGACAATTATATGCATGGGTCATTAACAATGTTCCGGCTTCAGTGTTAAAAACAGTTAACATGCAGGACTTATAAAATATGTTTATTGGCCGCGATGGATTTTATTGGTGGATTGGAACAGTAGAAGATAATGATGATCCTCTTCTGTTGAACAGAGTTAAAGTCAGAATCTTTGGATATCATCCACCATACACTGCAACAGAATCTGCCGACAGAGACAACACTATACCGTCTTCAGATTTGCCTTGGGCCACGGTTATACTTTCTCCAAACTCATCGGGAAATTTTTCTAGACTAGAATTAGGTGAATGGGTGTTTGGATTTTTTCTAGACGGCCCAGAAGCGCAAGAGCCTGCCGTTCTAGGATATATGCCGACTCAACTTGCAGAGGGTGCAGTGCCATCCGCACAATCATTTGGTAAATATCCAACAACTAAAAGAACTTTCTCAGAAGTAGCGAATCAAGCAAATTCTTTCAATAATCCTACTGAAGATCGTAAAAGATTATCGCAAAGAAAATCATTTTTTTCTCCGTCTGGACACTCTTTAGAATTTCTAGACTATGCCGGCAGTCAAGAAAATAGAATTGACCTTAGGCATAATAATAGAAAAACCGCAGTTGTAGTGAACAAAGATGATGTTCAAGTAACAGGAAATTCTGGAACATATGATCTAACAAACAAATTAAGTCAAATTGACGGCGCCCTTAAAGCTTTAAATATAGAAATTGTTAACAATAGATTTGATGCTAGTCCAATAGTGAAAAATTTTCGTCTTATGACGCTAGGCCAGTTTACTTCAGCGGGACAGAGTATTGTTGTTAGAGGTGGCCAGGCAGAATTTAATACCAGAAACGAATCCAGATATCCTCCTGAAGGATAATTCTAGCAGCAATTACTAATTTTTTATAGGTGATTATACATGTCAGGCCTCATATCAGATCCTACAAAATTATCGAGTTATAATTGGCCGAGAGTGCCTAACGCTGTTATCAATCAAGACTTTTTGAGCAATCCCCTTACCGTCACTAATTATGCTATAGATGCAACTCTTCGAGTTAGAGTTGTTGCGAATGCAAATTTCTGGTGGACCTGGCTTAAAGGAAATAGAGGAAGGTGGTTCGGGGATACTTATCGCGGAATCTTAGATTGGTATCTTTTACAAAACGGAAATATTCGAAGTTATTATAGATTATCTGATATATATTCTCTAGATTTTAATACGTCGTATCAAGGAGTTATGTTTAATCCAGAGGGCGGAATTATTTGTGATATACCAAAAACTACACAAACAATATTTCAGGTACTTATTTTAAGTAGGACAATAAATACTACTGATACAAGATATTTCTATTATTACTATTACCTAGATACATTTAAAGCAGAATTTGTGGCTTTTGTTTGAATATAAATATGAAACAAGGCACTGCTATAATAACTCTTTGTCAAGTAAAAGTCAAATATTATAAGGATAATTGCCATGTCGCATCATGAAAGTTTAATGTCGTTATTTGAAAGTTATCAAATTGAAAATGATAAGTTTGTTTCAAAAGGTAACAAAGC